TACTTACAAGAATTTGCAGAGTTGGGATTGAAATCGATTGCGCCAGAAAAGATCATTGGCGCCACTCAAGTGTGGTCTTACAATACTAAGACCAAATTGCTTGGTGTGTACAATGCAGAGAATGCAAAAGGCTTGACGGTCAAAGGCAGCACTCTACAAAACTTCAATGTCGAAACGTCAATTGGTAAGCGACTGCGAAAGCCTGAGGTGACGATCAAAGAACTGCTTGAAGCTGGCAAAATCAAACTCAAGAAAATTCTGAGCGAACTCTCCACGAAGGAATCGTTGTTGACAGGTCGCCTAAACTCTGATACCATCATCGTTAGGGTAGCGTAAGAAATGGAAGAATATATCATGGACAACAAAGAGTTGATTGAAAAGTGGATTGTGTGGTTGAATGCTGAAATCAAATTCGGTATTGCAACAGATCTTGAAAAAAAGCACAAGCAAGAACTGAAAGAGTTTCTTGAAGGAATGCTATGATTTTGATTGATATGAATCAGGTTATGATTTCTAACCTGATGATGCAGATAAATTCAAATGCATCAAATGCGATTGACGAGAATTTGATAAGGCACATGGTGCTAAATAGCATTCGAATGTACAATGTTAAATTCAAAGAGAAGTATGGCGACATAACGATTTGTTGTGATGACAAAGGTTATTGGCGCAGAGACTTTTTTCCATACTATAAAGCAAGTCGCAAAAAAGACCGAGAAGCATCACCGTTTGATTGGAATCTAATATTCGAAACACTTAATCGAGTCAGAGATGAAATCAAGGAATACTTTCCATATAAAGTTGTCCAGGTTGATAAAACCGAAGCAGATGATGTTATCGCAACACTCTGCCATAAGTATGGTACATACATCAAAAACGACACGACTGAAAAGATTCTTATTCTATCTTCAGACAAAGACTTTTTGCAATTACAAAAGTTTGTCAATGTTGAGCAATATAGCCCAATGGCGAAAAAGTTTCTTCGAACTAATAGCCCGTCGAAGTTTCTAAAAGAACACATCATTAAAGGTGATCGTTCTGACGGTATTCCTAATTTTCTATCTTCAGATGATACGTTCGTTAGCGAAGCCCGTCAAAAGCCTGTAACAGAGAAAAAACTAAATACTTGGTTGACTCAAGAACCAGAATCATTTTGTAATGAAATCACATTGCGGAATTATCGACGGAATGAACTCCTAATCGATCTATCAAAGATTCCCGATGAATATCAAAGCAAAATCATAGATACATACGAGACTACTCCTAAACGAGGAAGAGAGAAGATTTTTAATTATTTTATTCAACATCGCATGAAAATGCTCATGGATCACATACAGGAATTTTGATGGACATTAGTAAGATGACATTGCCAGAGTTGTTAATCCATGTATCCGGATTACCGACAGAAAAGAGAGCAAATGCTTTAAAGCAAATTGCGAACTTGACGCCTGACTTGAAAACTCTTTTGAAGTATGCATATCATAAAGACGTTAAATTTGATTTGCCTGAAGGAGATCCTCCATACAAAGAAATGGAAACTCCAGAAAACATGGGACACAATCGATTGCCTAGGGAAATGCGAAAGTTTCAGTATTTCTTTAAAGAAAGCAATCTGAATACAATCAAACGAGAAAAACTTTTCATTGAATTGTTGGAAACAGTTTCTCCAGAAGAGGCAAAGCTAGTCCTTATGGTCAAGAATAAAAAAATAACTTACAAAGGCATCACTCGAAAATTAGTCGAGGAAGCACTACCAGAACTTTTTGTTGGAGAATCAAAGTAACGCCATGTCCAAGACAAATAAAAAGTATAGCGGCTTTAGGGATTTTTATGAGAATGAAGATGGGCGTTCACATGGAAAGCCTAGATTGAACGAATCAAAAAAGCAAAAAACAAAGTTCAAGCATCAGACAAAGTTTATTGATCCAAATAATATTCGCGAAGATGAATGGGACGAATATGAGAGTTTTGAAGAGTAACTATTTTTAGGAGTAATCATGTTACATTTTCATAATGAAGGTGGAAAGTTTTTGGGTTGGTATACATGGCAACGAGCATACGATTTAAGCAAGAACATTAATAATGCAATTTATTCATTTGCTTTTCTAGAAGAAAAGCCAAAGAATGACGTACTTCCGTTTGAAATAGAAGATACATTTTATTTTGGAATGACTTGTGGGTTATCTTATGATAAAAAAAATAAAACTTCATCGGGCAAAAAGCGCGGAGGAGAAATAGTTACAGGTTTACAGAAAAGACTTATATCTCATAATGGATATCTTAAAGAATTAAAAGATAACGATAAAAAATCCAAAATGTTTTTCGAACATTTTTCTCCACAAAATCAACCACAAAAAGAAAGATATGTGGGCATAGGTATTCCAAGTGTAGATATGGGTGAAACGCCAATGCGCTCATTTGTAAGTACAGTAGAGTCTGAGTTTATTTTTTTATATACTAAAAAATTTAATAAAACACCTCTATTAAATCTCGATGAGGAATCTAAGCCAAGACGCAAAGCGGGATCGCACTCTATGAGAGTAATGAGTTCACCTAGCATATTGCCATTCATCGACAAGCAGTAGTTTTTTTGCAACAGCAAGTGTCGTTTTTTCGCAACATCCAGGAAGTCCTTGACTTTCCTGGAGATCAGCGTATACTTGTATGTATGGAAAGAAAGAAACGATCAGACAGAAACCACGTGGTCTACCGCGTGACTTGCGTAGACACGGGCGACACCTACATCGGTATCACTGTAGCAACCGGGCGAGCATTCCTCCGCGCCGTCAAAGTACGGTGGCAGAAGCATGTGAGCCGCGCGAAGTGTGAGAACAAAGACTGGGCTATGTGTGTAGCAATCCGCGAACTAGCACAATGCGACTGGAAGTATGAGGTTGTCGAAATTGTGCGTGGACGCAAGCCAGCACACCAGCGTGAGCGTCAGTTGATTGCTGAACTAGCGCCCAGCCTAAACACTTTCTGAATTGTTGCGAAAATACGACACCAAGAAAAGCCTTGACTTTTGCCGCGATCAGAGTATAATAGATCTTGTGGTGAGAGAGAAATTGATAGGAGTTTGAGATGATTACGTTTTTAGCAGTTGTGATGGTTGGTTTTGTTGCTCTAGTCTTGTGTGGGGTTGCCGTTGGCGGCTCTGTCAAGACCCTCGGTTGAACCGTAGTAAAAATACGACACCGAGAAAAGCCTTGACAGCAAACCCAAACCAGCGTAGAATAGATCTTGTGGTAGGGAATAAACAGGAAGAAATGATGATAAACGAATTCAAAATCGACGGCCTTGAAGAGTATCTTGATCACATCCGTATGAACTACATTCAATGGGTGAAACCAGAAGATAACGATCCTTGGAAACAGCAAGGTTGCATCCAGTTTTGCATGGGTCTCTCGATTGAGTACGGCACCAAGTTTGCCAAGATCATTACGACTAACGGCGGATCGCGTAGCGTCCATTCGTTTGTTTGTTTGCGTGACATGGGCAAGTTTACTAAAGGTGACATTCTCAAGGCTGCTGGCTGGAATGCTCCTGCGAAAAACTTTGCTCGCGGTAACACGATGGCTCGGGACTTCGGTCAAGTTGCTTGGACTGGTGCTTAAATAGGAATTGAAGAAATGAGTAAGATGAAAGAATTGTGGTCCGACATTGTGGAAATGCTTGAAGCAGAGTATACTGTCGAAGAGGTAGCAGCAAAGTTCTGTGTGCCTCTTGATTGGGTTGAATCGATAAAGATTGATTTGGAAGAACCAGAAATCTCTTTTGAGGAAGAAACTTTTCTCTCCGATGCTGAAGCAGATGCTAATGCATTAGCTTCTATGGGTTGGGGAACCGACGAGGATTATGGACATTATGGTGATGAATTTTAAAATTCCAGCTTCTGGTAAACCTAGAAACTTAGTTTCTAAGGATCTCAGAAGTCCTAAGTATCGTATGCGGGTTGTTGGCGATAAGCGTAAAAAGAACCCTAAACATAAACACGGTAATTTTTATGCATTCGTTTAAACCTGGTATGGGCCCAAGAGAATCAATTGCATCAGAGTTGTTGGATACTATCCGCTTTGGTGCTCTTGATAAAATCAATGGTGCTGGTACATACTACAAGCGTAGGTTCGAAGACAGGGACGCTTATGTAGTTCCGTTTGGTCAGAACAAATATTTTTATGGCGCAGTTGTAATTTATTCAGCAGGAAAGATTAATATTCGATACAAGTTAAACGACGAAGCGCATAATGTGAATGTGCGAAATTTGAGTGAAGCAAAAGAATACATTGTGAAGCGTTTTATACAATCTGGATTATGATATGAATGAAATTGATAAAGAAGTGTTGCTCATTGCATTGGAAGAATGTGCTGAAGTGACACAAGCAATCAGTAAAGTGTTTCGATTTGGTTTTGACTCAAAACATCCTAAAGAGATTCAAACAAACAAAGAGCGATTGGAAGAAGAAATCGGTGATTTGCTTTGCATGATTGAATTGATGGCTGAACGCCAATTGATTGAGGGTGCAGCAGTGGATCGTGCAATTGAAAACAAACTTCAAAAATTGAAATGCTGGTCTAAGATTTTCGGGAGTGAGCAAAATGTCGAAAAGTGATATAAAAACTTGGTTCAAAAGAAATGGATTTGGATTAACATATCGAGATAATTGGCGTAATGTTATAAAATATAATTGCGGTTGTTTTAGTAGAAATGGTCGTTACTTTCGACTTCGCGGTAATGGTCCAGAACGTACATGGGTAGTTGATGTATCAGAACCAGCTGCTAATTTTGATCGATGGGCTAACTCAACGGAAATTCGTGAAATTCCTTTAGAGAAGTTTATGTCTGAGTATAGTAAGTGAATTCTGAGATGAAAGCAAAGTACGATAAAATGTTGATGGCTCTACTTGGAAAAGAATCATTGGTTGAAAAGTGGTGGGTTTCTAAAAACAAAGCGTTTGATATGAAGACTCCATTAGAAATGTATGCAGAAGATTCGAATCGGGTAGATCAGTATATTAAAGATCAATTTTTGAGATAAAAAGACTATATAAACGAAGCCCCGGTGGCGGAATGGTAGACGCGCTGGTCTTAGAAGCCAGTGTCGAAAGGCGTAGGAGTTCGAGTCTCCTCTGGGGCACACAAAATGGTTAGTAACCAGGAATAAAGCCTGTCTAAGACAAGTCACTCAAGGCTCTACCCCCTCCGTTAAAAGTGGTCAGGAGAGTGACACCATATTCAAGCACATTAGGATTAGTGTGTTTCAATATGGGTAGCGAGCATCATTGGTGAATGCAGCAGACTGTAAATCTGTGGTCCTTAGCGGCAACGGGGTTCGATTCCCTGGCTACCCACCATATGGAAACACATTCTGAGCCGAACCTAGGCGGCGACCACAAAGAGAGGAGTGTGTTTCCATATGGTTTGTTCCGGTGTAGTATAATGGCAGTGCGGTGGTCTCCAAAACCACTAGTGGGAGTTCGATTCTCTCCACCGGAGCCATTGACAAATTTCGGAGTATAGCGTAGTCTGGTAGCGCATCTGGTTTGGGACCAGAGGGTCGGGAGTTCGAATCTCTCTACTCCGACCATGTTCTTTAACAGTATTGGGGGATTAGTGATAATGGGAGCACAGGGGCTTTGCAAGCCTTTAGTGGGAGTTCGATCCTCCCATCCTCCACCAAATTTTGGATCGTTAACTCAGAGGTAGAGTAGCGCCTTTACACGGCGAATGTCGGCAGTTCGATCCTGTCACGATCCACCATAATTGGTTCCATAGTATATCGGTTAGTATAACGGCTTGTCACGCCGTAGAGGCGAGTTCGATTCTCGCTGGGACCGCCAATTGCCTCTATAACTCAGTTGGTCAGAGTGCCATCTTGATAAGGTGGAAGTCCCTGGTTCAAATCCAGGTGGAGGCACCAACAACTGGTCTATAACTCAATTGGTCAGAGTATCAGACTTTTAATCTGAGAGTTCCCGGTTCGAATCCGGGTAGACCAACCAATTTCAGGAAGTGTGGGAGAGTGGTTTAATCCGTCAGTCTTGAAAACTGAAGAGTCTGCAAAGGCTCCGTGAGTTCGAATCTCACCGCTTCCGCCAAACTAGGATAGTTGCCTGAGTGGTTAAAGGAGCAGTTTGCTAAACTGTCGCTGAGAAATCGGCGCATAGGTTCGAATCCTATACTATCCGCCAAATTGTTCTTTTTTAATGCTATATACTATACATTCCCTGATAGCTCAGCGGTAGAGCGCCGGACTGTTAATCCGTCGGTCCCTGGTTCGATCCCAGGTCGGGGAGCCAACAATGTGTGTGTTTTCGAAGCCCTTTTAGTTAAATGGTATAACAGTTGATTTGTAATCATCAATTGGCAGTTCGATTCTGTCAAGGGGCACACCAAATTAGCGGGATTAGTTTAATGGCAAAACAGCAGATTTCCAATCTTCGGTCATCGGTTCGATTCCGATATCCCGCTCCATGAAAAAAGTCGGACTATTCATTAACCATCCAGAGTGTTCTCAAGATTGCTGCGTCGCAATCTCAGCAATACTATCTTCAAAGTATGAAGTTCAAGTATTTGACATAAACGAATTAGCTGGCGAGTTAAATCTAAATCAATTCTATTGCGTAATATTTCCTGGTGGAATTGGTGATAGCAATTCTTATCATCATCTTTTCAAAAGAAAAGTTGCAAACAAAGTTGCAGATTATGTATTCTGGGGTGGACGTTATCTAGGCATATGCATGGGTGCGTATTGGGCTGCTCCAAGATATTTTGACATAGTGAATGATATGGATGTTGTTCAGTACATCAAACGAGACAATGCTGATGTGCGAAGATCATATGCAACTACAGCAAAAGTGAATTGGAAAGGTTCTGAACAAGATATGTTTTTCTATGATGGATGTGCTATCATAGGTGATGAATCAAACCATGCTACGCAAACATTTGATGTTATTGCTAGGTATGCAAATCGAGATCCAATGGCAATTATACAACGGAGAGTTGGTTTAATTGGTTGTCATCCAGAAAGTATGAAATATTGGTACGAAGAGCCTTGGCAATATTTAGAATCCAAATGGCATGACTACAAACATCATCAGTTATTGATAGAATTCGTGGATGACTTGATTTCCAGGAATTAGTGTTATATAATGTTTTCACAATGCGGCTGTAACTCAGTGGATAGAGTAACCGGCTTCTACCCGGTCTGTCGGGAGTTCGAATCTCTCCAGCCGCGCCACTTTATTTTTTAGGAGTTGTTTTATGAAATACGAATGTCAGGTGTGTAACCATATTCATGATGAAGAAGTTGATGGTAAGTTTGAAGACTTGCCAATGTTTTATCTTTGCCCTAGTTGCGGTTGTCATAAAGACGAGTATGTTCCCCTAGAACAAGAGTGATAATGGGTGACAAGTCTAATATATCCAAAGGTAGAACTAGTTTTGATAGTAAAATTGGAGATAGTCTTGTCACCTTCTTGAATAGAAATATCACAGAGTATCCAACAGAAGCAGGTGCACCAAAGTTTGAGTTAGTTCCAGTAAAGCAGCAGAAAGATTTAATGCTTAATGTTGCGAGAATGCATGCCCAACAAGAATATGATCGAATCATGGAAATGGTCAATGTGCTTCAAAAGCAAGCAGAACAAATCAAACGTCGATTGTATATTACTGATGCAGTACATTCTGCTGAATACAGCTTTCAAGTCTTTCATGGTCAATGCTATTGGCTATTCCTAAACAAACAAACTAACATCATCGGATTAACCATCAATGGTCCGAGTGATTGGACTTGTGGCGCACCAGAGCATTACGAATACATAAGCAGAGTTCGCTACATGGGCGATTCTACTTGGATTGAAGTTGACAACGACGGAAACATTGTGATATGATACAAAAATGCGAGAGTGGTGGAACGGTATACACATCAGACTTAAAATCTGACGCCGCAAGGATTGAGGGTTCGATTCCCTCCTCTCGTACCAATCATAGGGCCTATAGCTCAGTTGGTCAGAGCAGCGGACTCATAATCCGTTGGTCGCAGGTTCAAGTCCTGCTGGGCCCACCAATTTAAAAAGAAAAATGTATCATCATAAACTCAATATAGAAGAAGTCAAAGAATTTATTTTAAATCAATCTAAGGAGACAAAAATCTATATTGGTTGTGATTCGGAAAGAGTTAATGTTAACGGCGTATGGCATGCGGACTACATATTAGCAATTGTGATTCATTTAGACGGAAAGCATGGATGTAAGTTATTTGGTGAAGTGCAAAGAGAGCGAGACTTTGATCAAAAGGTTGCTAGACCTAGATTTCGTTTGATGAATGAAGTTTATAAAGTTTCTGAGTTGTATTTGAAACTTGCTGATGTGTTGGAAGATAGATATGTGGAGATTCATTTAGATATTAATCCAAGTGAAATGTTTGGAAGTTATTGTGTTATCAATGAAGCGATTGGATTTATTAAAGGTACTTGCAATGTGATTCCAATGATAAAGCCTAAAGCATTTGCTGCTTCTTACGCTGCTGATAGATTGAAAAGTTTGAAATTAGCTTAAAAGGAGTTCATTATGAAAGTGATTAAATCAGAATGGCATCAAGTCGAAAAACAATATGAAATCGAAATTACAGAAGATTTGATTCGTGATGTTTATTCGGATGATGAAGATGAAATGGAATTGCAGCTAAAAGCATTTGAAGAAGGTCTATTAGATCCTATTGATGTTATTGATTACGCAGAAAACAATGGCTTCGATCTTGGATGGGAATGGACATATGATGATTGTTGGACCGACCGTAAAGGCGGATATGATGTGACTTATGCAATTGGCGAAGATGATTAAAAAGGAGTTTGCTATGAAACACTATAATGAATTGATTAATCTTGAAGAAAGTATTCATAAAGTCGAAGATTTTAAGAATATTTTTAAACTTATTATTGCTGGAATTGAAAGTGAGATTGATATGAGAGTTATTAAGTCAGTATTGTATTCTATAGAGCAAAATATCATTGACACTTCTGATTCATTGAATGAATCATTTCAAACTGTTTGGAATTCAATTCGGAATGAAGATAACAATACATTTGTTACAGCTGGATTTCAACAAAGTTTTATGAAACCTCAAGATCCAATTCCTGCATTGAATACAACAAACTTTAGTGCATTGACAACTGCTGATTTGCATGGACTTGATTCTTTTCTAGCTGGATCCACAACCTTGCACTCATACGATCCTCCGATGCCGATTAGCAAAATGACGGACGAATGGCGCACGATGGACCAGTCCTAGGAAGCGCCGTAGGAGCGTTTTAGAACAGACCCCTTACTTATCCCTCACTTATGAGCCGAAACCAGCCTATAGAGCGTCCTATAGAGCTGGTTTTTGTTTCTTTTACGCAACAGAACGTGGAATAGTTCTTGACTTTCCTGGAAATTTGTTAGACAATAGTAGAATCAAATAAACCCGAAAAGGAGTTCGAAATGAGGAAATTGATCGCGTCTGGTCTGGTTGTGTCGCTACTTACTGGTTGTGCTTCAACCTTTGAGACTTCATCTAAAATTGGCAATTCAATTGGGCGAAATGAACCACAAAAGGTTGCTGCAATTGTAAATCCAGTATACAAACTAAACAATTACAATGGTCCAGATGCAATGGATCGTAATGAAGCGATTCAAGCAGCCAAACAATGTTTATTTGCAAAGATGCGCCCTAATGTAGAATATATTTCAGTTCGAACTGATACTGGATCTAAAGTTATGGTTCCAGTTAATGTGCATTGCGAGCCATATCTCCAATAGGAATTAATGTGGAAATCATTTTTGCATCAGCAATAGTTGGACTTTTGTTATACTATTGCTGGAGAATTGTTTTAATTGGTGCAATTGGGTTTGTTGTAATCTTTTGCGGATTGGGTGCATACTTTGATCATAGAAATGCGAATCAGCAACAACCACAAATAGTTGTCGATTCGCAAATTGCTCAACCTCAACAAACAATTGTACAAGCAGTTGCTAAAGTGGATACAGTAAAGGAGCAGTATGTTAGGGATTGTGTCAGCTATGGCCTTGACCGTGGCTGGTGCGGTCGAAACTGGGACGGCGTTACTGAAGAAAACGACGACGTTGTTGCTTTGATGCAACAGCCAGGAAAGCCTTGACTTTTCTGAAGATCAGAGTACAATAGATCTTGTGGTGAGAGATAAATAGGAGAAAAAAGTGTTTAATGCGTATGTCAGCCAAATCGGTGAAGATTTCTACGAAATGCTAGAAGAATTTTACGAATACGATTTGGATATGCTAGAATTCCTCTTGGGAGATGGACAATGAGAAAATTAGTTGATCATCAGTACACGACAGAAGAAGGCATTCTTGTCACCGTATTTAAACCAAAGACTCCTAAGAGGAATCAAACATTTCCATCGATGAAGTATACTATTGCTAACATTGGTAGGCAAGCAACCAATCTTCGAAATGCTGGTCTATCAAAAGCAGGTTCGACTAGTTAATGTTGTATTTGAAAACTCTCGGCTAATCTTTAAGGAAATCAAAATGACCCAAGCTAATCAAACCGCTGATTCTGCAATGGAATACAAGTACACTCCTTGGGAAGAAATGTCTCGCCATGATCAATTGTCATGCACCTTCTGGGATGCATACAAAGATGCACACGGTTTCCGCCCTCGGCACGTGGACACTTCAAAGATGACAGAGGCGCAGCTTGAAGCTGAGTTGGAGTACCTCGCTATGGTCATCAAGCGTGAGGAAGATGATAGAATCGAAGATGAAATTCGAGCAGGTCAGCGGCTAGAGGAAACCATCTATAAGATGATGGATTGCGGTTGTCGGAATCGTGAGATGGCGATTCGTTGGCTGCATGAGGCTTACGAAACCAACGGCGACACCGAGTATTTGGAATATAATCTCGGCGTCAATTATGGTTACTTTTCGGGTAAACGACATGACTAATTTTTATGTTCATTGTGCTGAGTGTCAAAATAAACATTCGGTCAAAGACGTAGAATTCCTTGATGTTGAAGAGGATTACATTGGTCGGGACATTATGTATTTTGTGTGTCCCGAAACTCAGAACGAATCCAAATCATTGGTGTATAAAGAATGAACGAACGAATTAAATTACCTGCTCAAGAATGGTTGGGATATGATTCAGAACGAGGAGATCTCCACGGATACACTTTTGAGCAGATGCGAGAGTTCGCTGAGTCGATTATTAAAGAATGCACAGATGTATTAAATAAACGATTCGTTGGTGATTTGAATCGTGAAGACATGGAAGTGCGTCGATGCATTGCTGATATTAAAAGGCATTTCGGTGTTGAAGAATGAAAATCAAATACAGCACTAATTGGATGGGTCCAGTTAGTATGAATTGGTATGAACAACGTGGCCTTGTTGAAACTAAAATGATCACACTGGAGGAGGACTCTACTTTTAGTGGACTTAAGGCTGGTGATCAATATGAGTCTAAAGAAATTACCACACATTATAGTTGTGGTAGAATTGATGTAAGAGGAACTGACGATCCGCATGGTGAGGAAATAGGTGTACCTCCTATGCAGAGTGAGGATTGGGCTAGATTTGGTAATTGGCTTGAAACATTTGAAACTGATGATGTTTGGACATTGGATCAACTAGTCGAACTATACGAACGTGTTAATCCTAAGATCAATTGGGATAAACAATGAACGAACGAATTCAAGAACTTGCTGAACAAGCTGAATTTTCCGAAAAAGACTTGCACATTCAAGGTGATAATTTTCAAAGGTTCGCCGAGTTGATCGTGCAAGATTGTCTCACACAAGTTGCAATGATCGGTATTTCTAATTTTGAGAATGATGATTCTGGTGATATTTCATGGACTATTGGTAAATGCATTGAGATGATCAAGTATAGATTTGAAATTAAAGAATGAAAAACAAGGAAAAAAATAATGTATTGTCCTGACAAATGGGTGATGATTAAGGTGACGAGGAATGTGTTTCCAGAAGGAGACAAGATCCTTTACAAAATCTTCGGGTCATGGTATAATATCGATATGCGTTGGAGATTGAATTCCGGAGTGACTAAAATTACCGAAGATATAGATTCATATTATTTTCATGGCTATTCTGGTTCTGTATACAAGTGTAATAAACTTGCGTACGGCACCAGTGAATATGGAGAAAATGTATTGAAAGATTTTGTTGTATCCTCATTAGAAGCATTTGATTGTGTTATTGAAGTTTTTCCCGAGGAAACAAATTTTATGGAGTTAGTATATGAATAAAAATATTAAAGACTTGGCATTTGAAGCTGGATTTCTTTCTGCTGGATTCTCTAAAGGCGAACCAGTATTAGCAAATGAAAAAGTTATATTGCAATTTGCTAATTTGCTTATAAACGAATGCATCACAGTTTGTGAATTAGGTAATGCGACACAAACAACAAGTTCTGGTGCAGCAAGTGCAATTAAAAATCATTTTGGAGTTAAGTAATGAGTTTTGAAACTTTTGTAAACATTTTTTCTGTTGTTAGTTTTGCTATTTCTATGTTTGCTCTTGGACGAGCATATGAAATTAATTGTCAAATTAAGGAAATGAAAAATGAAACTGTGGGTTGATCCACCAAGTGGATGGAAATACGGATTTCCTAAAGTGTGGAATTCAGAAACACATCCCAAATTTGATGAATGGATTGTTTGGGCTGGATATCCAGAAGATGTTATGAAATCATTTGGTGTGCATTTTTATGTTCGCCAATGGGAATATAAAGAGGAAAATGTAAATGAGTGATCGTATTGTATTGGGATTTATTGTTGCTGGTTGGTTAGCGGTTATTGCATTAGTTTTGACTGGAGCTGCATAAAATGTTTTTAGCGAAGCCTTACTTTAAGAATGGTTTGAAATCAAAAACTTTTGATTCAATGCAAGAGTGCCGACAATATCTCAATGAATTTGCTGAAATGAATCTTTCAATTGAAGATTGGATTGCTTCTGGTAAACTTCTGGAGATTGATGAATACGGCGATACGTTCTATCCAGAACAGTTTCCAGTGATTGTGAAGGGTCAGACTGTCATGCGGAAGTTCGATTTTGATGCTCTTTTGTCGTAAAAAAACAACAGAAAAGAAAGCCCTTGACTTCGCAGATCCACAGTGCTATAATGATTGTATTGGATGAAAAAGGAGATTGAAATGACCCTCGACCAGTTGATTGTTCAGTTAGTTAATTACGAAGCGCTGCATGTTGCTCTACTTCAAGCCCAAGAAGATGTAGAGGTTCCTCTGAGGAACCCGCAGATTGAAGCCGAGCATTTTTATGATCTTGACGCCGTACATTACGGCTTGATGTAATTTATATATTTTTGAGAAAAGGAATTTAATCATGGCTAAAGTTAAAGCACCCCGTACTTGCGAGCGTCTAATCGTCCTTATGGCTAAATGCGGTGACGGTTGGGTTTGTAGTCCAACTCAGATTCAAACCGATCTACAATATGATTGCATGTATCGGATTTCGACAGAACTCTGGCGAGCAAAGAAGCGTGGTGCGATAATCAAAACACACCGAGATGGTCGTAATGTTGTTGGTTATGAACTAATGAATGTGCAAGAAATGCGTGAATGGATTGCTGCTCGAGGTTTTGATGCAGAAACATTTACGAAAGTAGAATCTAATCCGAAGTCAGTTCAGCCCAAAGTGCCTAAAGCTGTTACTCCCAAAGCACCGAAGGTTGCAAAAGCACCCAAAGTTGCTAAAGTGAAACCAGCTAAGGTTGTAGAGATTCCTCAGTTCGAAGAGGATTCGCTCGAAACAGCTATGTCGAACATGGTTAGCGTAAGCGGACCAATCGATATTTTGGATGAAATTGACACGGACGTAACTGACTATGAAGATCGTCAGTACGCAGAAGATTATGTTGCTACGACGTAAAGAAGACACGATACCATTAGTTGAAAGCCTAATACTAACTGCTTGGGATCTCGGTTTAACTGGCAATGAAGTTATTGAGTACATCATTGCTGCTACAGGATTAGCTGAAGGTGTTATTCGCCCAATAGTCGCGAAATTTATTGATGACAACTATTGATGAGACACAGTGGCGATTCATTCGCCACTTTTCATTTGTAAGAGGAAAACAAAATTAATATCTTTTACTTAGATAAAGACACAGTGAATTGCGCTAGAATGCATCTAGACAAGCATGTAGTCAAGATGATTCTTGAATATGGACAATTGTTATCAACAGCGCATCGTACATTAGATGGCATTGATAATGTGCTTGCTGATCCTCTACATGATTCAATCATGTACAAAGCAACCCACAAGAATCATCCATCTGCTATATGGGCAAGAAAGTCTAAAGAGAATTACATTTGGTTAAGTAATCTTCTAATTGATCTATGCGAAGAGTATACTTATCGATATGAAAAGGTGCATAAAGTAGAACGTACAGGTTTATGCTTTGTCCTATACAAGAATGTGCCTAAGAATATTGGTATAGAAGGTTGGTCTGAACCAACTCCTGCAATGCCAGATATATACAAAGTCAACGGCGACGCAATTATATCCTACAAAAAATACTATATACATGAAAAGGCGCGCATTGCAAGATGGACTAAACGTCCTCCGCCAAATTGGTTTACGCAAGGAATTAATAATGCCAACTTATAATTTTAGAAATAAGGAATCTGGAGAGATAATCGAAAGAGTCTTTAAAATGAGTGAGAAAGATGATTTTCTAAAAGAGAATCCTCAATTCGAATCTGTTATGTTAAGCCCTCCAGCATTAGGTGATCCAATCCGATTGGGAGTTCGTAAACCAGACAACGGATTTAGAGAAGTTCTAGCTAAGGCTAAAGCTGCACATCCTAAGGGGAATGTAAATACATTCTAATGTTGGAGCCCTCCATTACAATACTAGAAAGAGGTCTTCAATGGCTAGAAAACCTGCTGTACCAAAAATTCCACAATCTGATGAATTGGAAATTTCTGGTCCACAAACGTCAACAAAAACTCCAAGACAAGTTAATAACACATTGAAGTTGAAACTTGATGATGCAAAGAAGTTTGAGCCACTAACAGAGAATCAAAAACTATTCTTTGATGCATATGATAGAGGTGATTATTTCGTAGCATTGCATGGTGTTGCTGGAACAGGAAAGACATTTATTGCAATGTATAAATCATTGATGGAAGTTCTCGACAAGAACAATCCATTTGATAAAATCATTGTTGTTCGTTCCGCTGTTCAATCAAGAGAGATTGGTCATTTGCCTGGTGATGTTACTGAAAAGATGGAAATCTATCAGCAACCATATCAACAGATTTGCCAAACAATCTTTGGACGTAAAGATGCATGGGCTAGACTTTCAGAGCAAGGTTATGTAGAATTCATTTCTACTTCATTCATTCGCGGTATGTCATTTGATGATGCTATCATTATCGTTGACGAAATGCAGAATATGAATTTCGAAGAGATTGATACCGTAATGACTCGCGTTGGATATCGCTCTAAAATTATTTGGTGCGGCGACTACAGACAAACCGATCTAAGAAAATCAAACGACAAGACAGGTATTCTAAAATTCTTTGACGTTGCTATGCACATGAAAGCATTCACCAGAATCGAATTTACTGCTGATGACATTGTTCGATCCTCTTTGGTTAAAGACTACATATTAGCAAAACTACAATACGAAGACACAATACAAAATTAATGGATTATGCAAAGTGAAATTTAATCATGTGCCATGTGCAATTGACTATGATTTAGAAACTGAAACCGTAAATGGTAAAAGATTCTATAAAACTCCCGACGGGCAACTATACCCGTCGGTGACCACAATTACATCACAACACACCAAAGCAGATATTATTGCTTGGCGTAAAAGAGTTGGTGAAGAGGAAGCAAATCGAATATCTACTAAAGCCTCGAGTCGTGGAACAAGAGTGCATAAAATCTGTGAAGACTATTTAAATAACTCAGAAAAGTATGCAGAGAAAGCAATTCCAGATTCGTTTGTAATGTTCAAATCATTGCAGCCTTTGATGGATGAGCATATCAATAACATCCATGCGATTGAGATTCCGCTCTATTCGCATCATTTGAAAGTCGCTGGTCGTGTTGATTGCATTGCAGAGTATGACAATAAACTTTCAATCATTGATTTTAAAACATCTTCTAAACAAAAGAAAGAAGCTAATATTAAAAACTATTTCATGCAATGCTCTGCTTATGCAGTAATGTATGAAGAGCGTACTGGAATTCCAGTTACTCAATTAGTTATTATGATTGCAGTTGATTCAGATCATCCGCAAGTGTTTATTAAAAAGCGTGATGACTATATTAAAGATTTTATTTCTTACCGTGAAGCATATGATTCTGTACTGATTGACTAAAGGAGAAATATTTTGAACGGCCGTCTATTTGATAATGTTAATTTAATTGCTGGGAAAAGTAAAACTTGTAATCGATGTAAAGTGAATAAACACCTATCCCTTTTTGGCAATGATAGTGGCGGTAATAAATTAAGATCGTGGTGTAGAGATTGTGATAGTATAGTCAACAAAGAACGAAGACTAATACGCAATTGTGCTCCCGCTATACCAGATAATCATTTTTGTCCTATTTGTAAAAAAAATGAAAATCAATTGAATGAAACTCAACAACCAACAATGAATAAAAGAGGAAGTCCTTGGGTATGCGATCATGATCACACAACAAAATCTTTTCGTGGTTGGATATGTAGAAAATGTAATTTGGGATTAGGAAACTTTAATGATGATTATACATTAGTATTAAATGCCGCAAAATATTTAAAGGAATATTCCCATTGACCAGTTGTTATAAAGATGGAGTTTTATATGAATAGAATGTATGATGATGTTCGAATTTTTATTGATGCATGTGATCAAGAAAAGACTAAAGCAAATGCAAGTCTATATCGAAATCTAATTGTTGAAGAATTTAATGAATTCATTCAAGCAAACAATAAAGATGATGAAGTAGAAAAACTTGATGCATGTATGGATATGATTTGGGTTATTCTTGGCTATTGCTACATGAAAGGCTATGATGTTAATGGTGCATGGGGTGAAGTCGCAAGAAGCAATTTTGACAAGATAGATAAAGACACAGGAAAGGTTCGAAAGCGTGAAGATGGCAAAGTGCTAAAGCCAGAGGGATGGAGATCACCCAACCTTGCACCATTTGTAAAATAATGATATACTAAATATTCTTAATGGTAGTAAACTGATTTTTAGAAAGGTATTTCGGACGTGGGTGCGAATCCCACCAAGTCCACCAGAAGTGTATTGTCTACTGGTGAATGAGATAACAATGCTCATAATAAAAGTTCCAAACAGTATGCTTCTGATGGGCTTGACTAGATTCGACGGAGTAATAAGTACAATTATTGGCTACTCGACATATCAGTCGTTAAAAATAAATCAAGTAAACGCAAATGATAGCGAATACAGATTAGTGGCGTGATAACCACTTAGGGTTTCGGTGGGTTTCCTCGTAACAGAATAACCTACCACTTTCAAAACTCGATAAGGAAGTAGATGATACTAAAGACTATAAAAGTCTTACTAGGATCTTTTTTATTTTTTGGTTTAATATTATCGGTAGATAGTGGAATTATAGAGAGCAAATATCAGTTAGTGAATCCTAGTACAGAACAACAAATCAATTGTTTAGCACAAAACATATATTACGAAGCAGCAACAGAATCTTTTGAGGGTAAACTTGCAGTAGCGCAAGTGACTCTTAATAGAGTTAAATCTGGTAAGTTTGGTAATACTGTTTGCAAAACAGTCTATCAAAAAGTTAACAAAACATGTCAATTCTCTTGGGTATGTGAAAAGAAGAGTCGGCTTATGAGATATGATTCACAAGAATTTATCGCATCTAAAGAAGCTGCGTATAAAATTCTTGTTGGTGGACATAGAATAAAGAAGCTAGACAATGCTCTTTATTATCATGCAAATTATGTAAATCCTAGATGGAATAAGAAAGTGCTTGCCAAAATAGGCAAACACATTTTCTATGCTTGATGATTTTTATTGTTGATTTGTTTATCGGCTTCTATTCTTTCAATTTCAATTGTCTTACCACGAAGCTGAAGAACTGTATCAACTTTTTCGTTGAGTCGAATTAAATCATTATCTAAAGTTCTAATTCTATCAATAAGATTGATTAGAGATTTGTTTGCACTAGTAACTACTGGTTTGACTTCTAGCGTCACCCAAATCCATGTATAGTGAACAAAGTATCCAAGACCAAATGCAGCAATAATTGGAAAGCCGTATTTGTTAATTAGTTCAACGATGTGCATTATTCTTTAGTCGGTTGAATTCTTTTTGTCATAGAAAGTTTTTCTTCTAGAATTGCGATATGCATTCTATTATCGGCAATCATATCTCTATTGCGTTGAATTTCTTTTTCTAAGTCTTGTCTTAATTTCTCTCGGGCTAATTCAGCACCAGAGTTGTTTGCTTGTTTATTATCTGATGTGACAACGAGAGATATTTTTCCATTAAGTATAGTAACATCATGCGACAAGTTCTGAAGTGCAGACATTAAGTAAACGACGCATGAAAATAGTAGTGGTAATAAAGCAAAAGTTAATTTCTCGATTAACTGTCCCTTTGCGTGTGCTTCTTCTAATTTTTCTACAGACATTTGGGATTCCTCTTTTGAGTTAGTCTTTTCTAAGGTCATTATTGTGGGCCCTCGCAATTCTACCAAAGTTAGGTTGTAATCCTAAAGCATGAGATATCTTAATGTCAATTCTTTCTACTTCGGAATTCATTATGTCGATTCGTTTATCCAAACTTTTTGTAATCTCCTCTAGTGACTTGATAGAAGAGGTGACTCCAGCTAGAATGAATTTGAGACAGAGTAATACGAAATATCCAGCCGCAATTGCTGCTGCGATTGGAAAGCCAACGTCTGCTACTATAGTTGTAATGTCGGTAAATTCCATATTTTCTCCGTTTTTATTATTTATTGTTTGAGAAAATTTGCTAGATATATAGTTGTATGTTAGAATAATGTTTTTCTTTAGAGGTGAAAAATTATGAGTAAAGTTGCATTGATTACTGGTATTACTGGTCAAGACGGAAGCTATCTCGCAGAACTTCTACTTGATAAAGGATACGAGGTTCATGGAATTGTTAGACGTTCAAGTACAGGAATCAATGCCGGCAACATTGAATCCATTCAACATAGACTTAAACTTCATTATGGCGATTTGACTGATTCTGCAAATCTAGAGTCTATTGTTTTTAAAGTGAAGCCAGATGAGGTTTATAATCTCGGCGCACAAAGCCACGTTAGCGTAAGCTATGATTGCCCAACATACACTGGTGACGCAAACGCAATCGGTGTTTTAAAATTGCTTGAAGCTGTTAAGACTCTCTCAAAAGAGAAACAAGTAAAATTTTATCAAGCATCAACAAGTGAATTGTATGGCAAAGTAAAAGAGACTCCACAAACTGAAGCCACACCATTCTATCCACGCTCGCCATATGCTGTTGCTAAACTCTACGGCTACTGGATTGTTGTAAACTATCGCGAAAGTTTTAATCTCTTCGCATGTAATGGCATTCTATTCAATCATGAAAGTCCGCGACGTGGACCAGAGTTCGTTACTCGAAAGATCGTTCAAGGAATGATTCGTACCCATCTAGGCTTGCAACCAATTCTTCAATTAGGTAATCTAAATGCTCGCCGTGATTGGGGTCACGCTAAAGATTATGTCCGCGCAATGTGGGCAATGCTACAACAAGACAAACCAGATGACTATGTTATCTCCAGCGATGAAGAACATTCAGTTCGCGATTTTTGCGAAGATGTTGCAGAATATCTTGGATTCAAAATTGAATGGCGTGGTGAAGGTTTGAATGAGATCGGTATCAATACTTCAACTGGTGCGAAAATTATTGAAGTTAATAAAGACTTCTATCGTCCCGCAGAAGTGCCAACAATTTTCGGTGATTGCAGTAAAGCTAAGAAAGTGTTAGACTGGAAGCCAGAGTACACGTTCAAAGACTTGGTATTCGAAATGTGTGAAAGTGAAATGGAGAAACAAAAAAATGCATATCTACGAAAGTCCTGATAAAGGTAAAACAGTTTACAAAAGAGAATTTGGTTCGTTGGAAAAAACTCTAATCAAATCTCCACCTGCTGGAGCTGTTTATATTCCTGGAAGCATTGGTGATTTGTTTGATCGAATTGCG